AGACATTTAAAGCAGCACAAGGTCGTAGACTGTCGTCTATGGAATGCCATGACCTGATGTGTTTTATAGGTCAGATAGTTGTAGTAGGTGGCGTAAGACGTAGTGCTATGATCTCCCTATCTAATTTAAGTGATGATCGTATGCGTCATGCTAAGTCAGGCCAGTGGTGGGAGACAGCAGCACACAGAGCATTAGCTAACAACTCTGTTTCCTATACAGAAAGACCTGACATAGAAACATTTATGCGTGAGTGGACTGCGTTGGTAGAAAGTAAGTCAGGTGAAAGAGGTATATTTAATCGTGAAGCATCTAAGAAACAAGCAGAGAAATATGGCAGACGTGATTCTAACTACGAGTTTGGGACTAACCCATGCAGTGAGATCATACTTAGACCGTACCAGTTCTGCAATCTTACTGAGGTCGTGGTTAGGGCGACAGATACAGTGGATGATCTTGAGCGTAAAGTTAAACTGGCAACTATTCTTGGAACTATTCAATCTTCCTTCACAAAGTTTCCTTATCTGCGAAAAGTGTGGCAACGGAATACAGAAGAAGAACGACTGTTGGGTGTGTCGCTCACTGGAATAATGGACAATAAACTATTAACATCTAAGAACAAAGGATTGGAGAAGACTCTTGAACATCTACGAGAAGTTGCTGTTAGCACTAACCTTGACTATTCTAATCGCCTTGGCATACCACAGAGTACATCTATCACCTGCGTCAAACCCAGCGGAACAGTCAGTCAACTTGTTGACAGTGCCTCTGGAATACATGCAAGGCACAGCAAGCATTACATAAGAACAGTAAGGGGTGATAACAAAGATCCTCTAACACAGTTCATGAAGGATCAAGGTATACCAAATGAGCCTTGTGTATTCAAAGGAGATACAACTACAGTGTTTAGTTTTCCTGTAAAGTCTCCTAACAAAGCTATTACTAGAAATGATATGACAGCTATAGAACAACTAGAGATGTGGCTTATATATCAAAGACATTGGTGTGAGCATAAACCATCAGTAACTATCTCTGTTAGAGATGATGAGTGGATGGCTGTTGGTGCATTTGTTTATGAATACTTTGATGAGATGTCTGGTGTATCATTCTTGCCACACTCAGATCATACCTACCAACAAGCACCATACCAAGACTGCGGTAAGCATGACTATGAGATGTTACTATCATGTATGCCAGATAAGATTGACTGGTCTAAACTATCAGAGTATGAGCAGGAAGATAACACAGTAGCAATGCAAACAATGGCATGTTCAGGTGATGCGTGTGAGATAGTGGACATAACATAATGTGGGTAATGATAACAAGGGATCACTGCAGTTTTTGTGACGATGCAAAGGCACTATTAAAAAGTGCTAATGCATCCTGCACTGAGTATAATATTGAATCACAAAGTAGTAAATGGGTATTGTCTTTATTAAAAAAGTCTACTATAAATACAGTACCTCAATTATTTAAACCAGACGGAACACATCTTGGTGGACTGTTAGAATTAAAGGAGTATCTTTTAGATGCAAACGGCTAAAACAAAATATACTGGTTCTTTTCAAGAAGGCACGGTAGCTGAACAAGAGTTTACCGATTTACGACAAGATAATTTTATACGTAAGGCTACCCGTACTGAAGATATTCATGAACACTGGGATGTTTTAGATAAAGAGTTTGGTAAGGTAGATGTAAAAGCAGGTAAGCGTAAGTATCGTGGCGGTCCAGTTGACTACTCTATACATTGGTGGGAGTTTAAAAATGTTACTGGTAAACCAGGATGGGGTTCACCTAATAAAGAAAAAAGATTTATTGCTTTTAGATTAGAGGATAAGTTTATTCTTGTTGATCCAAATAAAGTAAACAATCTGTTACAAGAAAAATGTACTGATCACTACAGAGGTTTATGGGGTTTAAATACTAGGCCAGGACGACATGACCTAGCAGCAATGATACCAGTAGACTTTTTGTTAGATCATACTGAACATGTAGTGGAGGTGCAATGATTGTAGATGAATACATTAAAGATCAAGGAATGCTGTTTCCTGAACTAAATAAAAATAAAGTAAGTGAAGAAGCAGAGTTTGAAATTGAAGATTTATTTAATGATATAGAAGATGTAGGAGATCATGTAAATAGCCCTGCTCATTACGGGCAGGGTAGGATAGAGTGTATAAAATATATAGAAGATTTTTTAAGTAACGATGAATACACTGGTTATCTCAGAGGTAACATAGCTAAATATTTACATCGTTGGAGATACAAAAATGGTGTAGAAGATTTGAAGAAAGCCCGATGGTATCTTGAGGCTTTAATACAACAGCAGTCAAGGAAATAATATGGAGATAAAGAAACCTAGAGGTAGACCAACTAAAGTAAATAACTTACTAGAAGAAGCTCGCCAGTTCAAACAAAAAAAGCTGCCACCAGATAAACCGATGACAGCACGTATATACCTAGCAGGACAAGCTTTAGCAGGGCTATTGTCCAATCAGACAGGTTATGTTAGGTTTGAAGATATAAGAAGAGAAGCTTATGATTGGGCTGATAAGATGTTAGAGGAGGGGTCGTAAGACCTCTTTTCTTTTAGTCTAAGTTTAAGTCACCATAAAATATATCGTCGTAGTTATCTACTAAAGTTTGTATTTTTAATAGTATTTGAAGTGCGTTTTCTTGTTGCAACACATCTTCAAGTGGGCCTTCTATACCTAAAAAATCCATAACTTTTTTAACTTCTTTTTTAGTACCTTTATTTTCTAAAACTCTAAGTACATTTATACTACGTGGCATACCAGCTTTCATTGTACTTAATACATTTTCTCTTACATCTTCTTTCATTTCAGTAAGTATTTTTTCTTTATCTTCTAAATTTAATTCAAAATACTTTGGATTCATTTTAAGATACTTTATAGCAGCAGCTTCAAAGAATGGGGCAGCTAATCCATCCATTTTATTTCGCACCTCTGCTGGCCCGTCAAAACGAATTGATTTCCAATAAGGTTGTCCAGCAGCATTCATCATTTTTTCTACAAGGTTGGGGGTTTGTAAAGTTCTAGTACCTAGTATTTGTTTACCAATGTCAGGTGTATATTGTGAACCTCTTGTAGGTGTAGCTCTTCTAGGTGCATCTCCAGTACCACCTATAATATTATTTACATAACGAAGCATTTGGTTCTGAAACTCTGGACCTTGTCGTAGATCTGGATTCATATTAGAATCAGTTACCATACCTACAACTTGATTGACTGGATCAAGTGGTCTTGTCATACCATTTACAATACGACTAGCACCGCTAAACATTATTTCTTTTAATGGCTCAGGATTACCACCTATAAATTCTTTACCTACATAAACTAAACTTTCACCAAGAGAGTCTAAATCTCTTATAGATTGACCACCTATTTGTTTTCCTAGTTCTTCCATTAAATCTAACGGAACTTCACTGTATTTAAAATCCATTATATTATTACTGTCACCCATACCATGTGCAGTTATTTGAGACATAAGTCTCATAGTAGAAGCTGGCCAATCGTAGATTCTATTCTGTATAGATCCATCATCTTGCAAGTCTTGGTTATAAGCAAGATTGTTTTCTATTCTATCTTTAGCACCACCTTTGGCATAAACACCAAGAGTTATTATAGACCAACCCGCTGCCATTTTACCAAGCGCATCAGCACCTTCACGAGTTGCAAAGTCTAACTCTTCACCCCTTATCTTTTTAATTCCAAATCTAAGTGCATTAACACCAGTTAAATCACCCATTGTAGCTACGGTAGTATTTAAAAAACTACCAAAAGGTACAGCAAAACCAAATACAGTTCTGTTTGTAAAAAACTCAACGTTTTTTGCCCAAGTTCTAGCAGACATCATGCTTTCTTTTCCTGGCAAACTTGACCAATTTACAGATGCAGTTTCTCGCAGTGTTCTAAACACAGCCTTGTCAAATACTTCTTTTTGAAATTTATCAGAAGCCATTTCAAGTGCAGCATCAGATCGTTTAAAAAATTGTTCTGGTGTTTGACCATAAGCTCTCATAATAGCTTGATTTACATTTGCACCAAATGACCAACGTTTAGTTAGTTCATCTTGCAATCTAACCATAGTTAATGTTTGAGCGCCTTTAGTTGTTACATCTACACCCTTATAGATTAAATTGTCAGGATCAAGATTAAAATCTGTTAAGGCATCTCTAACACCGCCATCTCCAGAAACATCTCTAAATAATCTAGATGCTTGATCAGGGTTAAGTGCTAGTATCTTATCTGCATATTCTATTGGTATATCTGGAGAAAATACATCAGCACCACGACGAACAGCCCCAAATAAAGAACCATAAGCTCTGTTGTAAAACATTTCTGCAGCTTCTGTGTTACCTGTTACCTTTGCAAACTTTGACTGACCTATGTTTATTGCGGCTGTAAAAAGATCTGCTGCACTATTTAAAGATACAAGCTGTGTAAAACCTTTTATGTTTGCACCAGTTGTAGCAAGATGAGATGTTATAAGTCTTTTATACACTGACAGTGCGTATTGTATACGTTTAGGATCTTCTGTGGGTTTAGTCCTACCTGCAGCTATGTCTAATGCGTCTTTAACATTTACACCAGACTTTTCAAGTCTACTAAGGTGTGATGATAACCAAAGACTTTCACCTGCGACACTTGCTTGACGACCAAAGTGTGCGGCTAGACTTACAGGAGTTACCTTATCTCCAGTAACAATGTTACCTTCAGCATCCATAAACTTTAGCTTGTAACCTGTATCACCCTCAAACTTTTTAACAATAGACTTAACCTTAGCTGGAGTTAAAAACTTTATGGTCTGTGCAAATGAACCTGCTGTACCATATTTTTCTTTCATAGCTGGATGTAAAACAAAACCAGCTTCTTTTAACACTTGATAGTAACCCTTAGTAGAACCATCTAAACTACCTAGAAAAAATTGTTTAAAAAATGTATTAGTTACTTCATCATCAGTGTAAGATTCATTACGTATATACACACGACTTTTTGCTTTTTCTCTAAACTCAGCCCACTCCATAAAGTTTTTAGTATCACCACGAACTAGTCCAAAGTTTTCATCAACAGAGTCAACTACCATACCTTTGATGACTCTTTTGTTTAGTTGTTTTTCTGCTTCATCTGCGCTAAGTTTAAGAGCTGTTTCATCAAACTCTTTATAGGCTAAAAATTGAAGGCGTGATTCTGGTCCAATACCTTTACGTATTTCTTTAAGTGTAGCACCTGTAGCTACAAGAGTTGGTATAACGACTAAAGAACCTAGAGCAGCAAAAGAAGTTTGTAACTTACTGTACTCCTCTTGAGCGCCTACATCTATAAGCTGCATCTGATAGGCTACATCAACTCCAGCTCCTATAATAGCATCCGCTGTGGCATAGGGTAAAGACTTAGCTGCAGCGTTACCTATATTAGATAAGGCTGTTTTCTTAGTAACACCTTTTTTAATTTGGTTTTGATAAGCCTTAGTCATCATAGACCTAGCCGCTGCAGAACCTGCTTTAGTTCCACCCCAACCAATACTTTTGCCAAGACCAAGAGAGAGAATAGTTGATGGGTCGTATACTGCAGACTTACCGTAGTCCCAGATTGCGTCACCCATCTCAGCCCAAGAACCTTCACCAGTAAATGCATTGTCCATCTGATCGAACAATAAATATCCAGCGCCTAGTTGGGCTTTAACAGTGTCATCAGCACCCATACCATAAGCTATTTCGTTAGCTGTGGTTACAGTCTGACCACCAGAAAAAGATCGTTGATAGTTTTGCCAGATCTCAAAGACATCTTCGTTACTCATATCACGATAGTCTTGAGAAGATAAACCTCCAATAGCACCACCGCTTAAACCTGTAAGTCCACGCCTAGCTTTAGTTAGTACACCACCTGGAGTAAACCTAGCTTCTAAATTAGTACGTATGACATCCATAAAACGATCATCTTTTAGGATGTCTTCCTTAGTTAGCTTACGATTGTACTGACTAAATATATTGTTAAGGTCTGCGTATGTAGAGTTATCAATACCTTGAGGTATGATAGGATCTACTTGTGAATTTAAACTACCAGAAATTATAGGTTCTTCATACTCGTTGTCAGATACTATAGGTAATTCAAATTGAGTTTGACTTGAAATTATCGGACTTTCAAACTCTTCCATTTTTTACCTTTCTTCTGGTCGTATTACTTTTATCTTCATATTAGTACTTAAGTTGTATACAACATCTCCTGGCCTCAAAATTCCAGCAGCTTCTAGAGATTCAGCTACTTCTTTATTAGGCACAGTCATCATCTTTACTTCAGTATCAAATAGGATAGGATCAAAATCAGATTTTTTAAATCTAGGTTTATTTTCTAACATTTGGTTAAAGTATTCTGTTCCGTATAATTCTGCTGCAGGCACATAAATACCTTCTTCATAACTATCTAATGCCTCTCCAATTGTTTGAAATCTTTCTGTAAGCCAACTTAATTCTGCTTGTTTATTTACACTTAAATTACCTGACTCTTGTAACTTAACTAATTTAGCTAATTGTTTTTGAACTCTTCCCTTTTCAAAAGCACCTCTATTAACATTTGAACTCATTGCTAGTTTTTGAAATTCACCTATCTCTGCCATAGTAGGTGACTTTGCATAAGTTGGAGTTGGATAATAAACTTCACCTGCTTTTGTATTTTGAATCGTTAAAATTGTTTTGTACATATCGTCCATTTCTCGACCTATGTACTCTTCCATTTTGCCAAAGTTAATTTTCTTTCCAGATGGTTGAGTTAATACTGCACTTTCTACAATTTGAGCGATTGCTTCTTTAGGCATTATTTTTGCTTCACTACCATACTTTTGATTTTGTGTATCTAATATTTCTAATAATCTTTTTAATGAAGTTTTATCTCCAGTAGCCATTATTGGTACAAGAGCTTCTTCAGTTATGCCATATGTTTCTATTAAAGATTTTGCGTCACTTCCTAACTTACTATTAACAGCTTGATTAAAACCTTCTGTAGTTGCAGAAGCTCCTGCTAATGTAGTGTTAGCACCATCACCTAAAAAATCTACACCATACTTTCCAGCTAGGCTAAACATCAAAGCCTCTTTTTCGTCCATGCCTTTCTTTTTCTCAGTTTGTTTTTCATCTGCCCAGTCTACATAATCGCTAAGACCTACCCAACTAAACGCCATTGTTATACCCTCGCCATCAAGCCTTTAGGAGCTTCTTCTTGTGGAGGCTCTTCGGGCATTATTTCTTCTTGTGGTTCTTCCATCATCATCATAGGCGGTTCTTCTTCAGTGCCTTCTTGTTCTCGTAGTT